AAAAACCGTTAACTCACCATTCACTCTTTTTAAAAATTGTCGTTCATAAACATAATTAGTATCTTCGTAATCTTTTGTGGTTCTTATAGTAAACGGGCTTGGTAATATCTGTGGTGCAAATAAATTATCTGTTACATCTTCTCTTTTCCAACAAGCATTACCATTTTTCATTGCACTAGCTACTGACCAGCTTTCGCACGGTGGGCTTGCAATGATTAAATCTGGCTTAGGTAATTTGTCTAAAACTTTGAATAATTTATTATCATTAAACATATAAGAATAGTCCGCTAAATTCAGATGAATAAAATGGTCATTCTTGTTTTCAATATCCAAACCTATGCTGTATATTTCTATATCTTCAAACTTTTGTGCAGAACGTTTATAACACCCGTTCCCACTATCAAATAGTGCCCATACTATCATAATTTCAAAGGAGTAAAGAATTCTTTGTGGTCGACCAAACCTCCACTCCTTCCTCACAAATTCACTGGCTCTTTTTTATAACCAGCATCAATCAAAATTCCCTCAATCACATAAAGGTCAGTTTTCTGCTTTAAACTAGCCTTAAATTTCTTGGCAATATTTCTAGCTTTGTCTAAAGAAACGACCTCATATGTTTTAGCCAATGCATCCGCAATTATTGCGGATGTTGGCGTATAATAAATCTCAAGCAAAATGAACACTCACTTTCTACGAGATTATTCTTCGATTTCTTCTTCATCATCTTCAACTGTCTTTTCAGGGAAAATGATGTTCTCTTTGTTTTTGCTCCAAGAATCTGCAAACGGTGCAAAATGTTGGCGTGCGATTTCTACTTGATTGATTAGATTATCAACTGAAACATCATGATCAGCTGCAATTTCTTCTAGCGCTTCCCCTTCATCGATTCGATGCAACACGCCACGAACGTTGATTGTTACTGATTCTGGCCATTCGATAGTCGTTGCCTTCTTGATGAATTCGTCAATAGTTTCTTTCGATACTTGCACAGCAACTTCTTCGACTTCTTGCACATCATCGCCCATTTCTAAAGAAGTTTGTTCCTCTTTTAGAACTTCAACTGTTCCGTCGTTATTTACAACGTATTCGACATTTGGTTTATTGGTCTGTTTGTTAACTGGTATCTTGTATTCTACTGTTTCTGGTTCGATGGTTGTTGATACTGTTTTGCCTAAAAATTCGTTTAAACTCTCATATTTCCCTTTTAATGAAGCGTTGCTAACCACTAATAGCACTTCGATATTTCCGTTTGATTTAGATGTCACTTTCTTTACTTCTGGTCTGAAATTTACTTGTTTTGTCATGGTAAAACCTCCTAGTAGTTTGTGGCTTGTCGCCAGTGATAATTAAAATTATTTGTGATGAATGGTTTTTTCTCATTAAGCGGCTTAGTTACGCCTTGTGTAATGACTTTAAAATCATTTGACCTAATAACAACCGCCTCGACTGGATGACCATATTTCATGGCAAACAGTCTAAATCTAAGCTTATTTGATTGATCAATGCCATAGGCACCAAAACTATTTTTTATATCGATCACATGTAGCCAATTGCCATCGTGATCCTTGATGATAAAATCTGGTGAATAGGCAATGCTCGAAATGTTCCCTCCTGGTATTTCGCACTTCTCGTGCATTATAAATCTTGGGTGTACTTCAAAAGGCAGACCACACGTTTTGACAAATCGCTGATAAAACTTTGCTTCTTTTTCCGAGTCAAATATATATCCATCAAGTGTGACTTTATTTCCTCGCTTATTCAGGGCTGTTGGTGATTGCATTGTTTTAACTCCCTTTCCTTGGTTGCGGTTTCCGCTCGAACTGCTTTTCCATCTTTGTTGCATCCTGGACATGGAATAGGTGTTGCATAATTAAATCTGTCTTTGCCCCAAATCACACGCTGATCTTGACATCTAACACACTTCATTCTTATTTAGCCCCTTTCTATCGATTTATTTTTAAGGCTTTAAAATGCGTTTTAAGCCGTTTTTCTTTCTTTACATCTATTTATATTCGCTTGATTGTAAAACTTCCCTACGCTGAATATATTCGCTAAAAATAACATTTTAGATACCTGATACTCGCTTATCCGATGTTCCCTCAATTTTCATCACAAAACCTTGTGAATTACTCATGATGCGAGAAAGGATTCTCTCCCCATAAGCTTGGCTCATTTCTTTACCTGTTAAGTTCGTTGTAAATACTGTTGCTTTATTCTGCCGAGCTTCTACAATGCGATTTAAGGTGTCATTATTAAAGTTGGTACTGTCATTCCCTTTAACGCCTAACTCGGCCCCTAAGTCGTCCAAAACAACTAAATCAGCGCTTTTAATCTCTGCCATTAAGGTTCCTGTTATTGTCTTTCTGACTTGTTCATCTTTCATCGCAAATTTTAGCTGTTCTAAGAGTTCCGCATAACTAATAAATAAGCAGCGTTTATCATAGTTTGATTTCTCCAACACTTCCCAAGCAGTTGACATAGCCAAATGACTTTTACCAACACCGCTTTTGCCTGAAAGAATCATATGAATTGGTTTATTCAAAAGAATTTCAGTTGTAGCTCGTTTAGCAATTTCAAAAGCAAGCTTGGTTTCTGTGTCTACTGTTTTGTAAGTTTTAAAGCGACAATTAATTAAATTTTTGTCGGTATAAAGAGAGCTGTACTTCAAGTAATTAATCGCTCTGGCTTTCAAACTATCGTTAAACATTTTCTCTGTTTCAAGGTCTTCTGCTTTTTTGCGTGCTTTATAGCCACATTCCATGCAAGTTGGCGGACACCTATCGGACCCATCTTTGTTTTTTGCACGCCAAGCATAAAGATTTCCTCCGCACTCTGGACATGGATCAGGTGTAATATAAAGCAACGTTTTAATCATTTTTGAAAATCCATCTGATGCTGACTGCATTCTTTCACTTCCTAAAATCCAAGATCATCGTAATCCGAATGACCTGTATTTGATTTCTGTTGCTTGATCGTTTTCTTTTGCTTCCTTGCCGCTTCTCGATCATCAACAGATTTGAACCCTCTTTGTTCCCAATCTTTCAATATGGCATTGATATAGTTATAGTTTCTTGCGTTTGCATCAATAGCAATTTCAATAGCTTTAACAATTAATTGTTCAGCATCTTTTTGACTAGCTCCGATTTTTTCAAAATCAGAAATCCAATAATCAAAATCGGTCATAGTTTTAGACGACATCAATCCAAATCCGTTATTTTCCCAAATTGAACGAATGGACGACCCTTTATTGTTATTATTATTACTTCTTAGGTTCTTAGGTTCTTTAGGTTCTTGTTTATGTTCAGTTCGTTGTTCAGTTTGATGTGCAGCTTGTTGTTCACTTCGTTGTTCAGTTCGTTGTTTTTTCATTTCAGAAAAGCTTTGATATTCTGCGTAGTTACTGACTTTGTACCATGTCCCGTTTTGTCTACTTCTGCTTAATTCAATCATGTCATCTTTAACAAGCAAATCTAAAAATTTTCTGACGGTGTTTCGGCTTACTTCCCACCTTTCAGAAAGTTTTTTTTCGGATGTAATTCTTTCTCCGACTTTCACCGTTTTTAACTCTCCATCAAAAAGAATCTTTCTGTCTTGGTGATTGGCCATGAATATTAAATCAAGCCACCATTTAAGGTATTGAGGATTTTCCCAAATCCAGTGATCTTGAATGGTCCTATAAAGTTTTATCCAACCTCCAATGGCCAACCTGCTCGCCTCCTTTTATAAATCGTCCATACTGGTAAAATTTGTAATTTTGTTGTGTCCTCTACAATATTCACAAGTTCCACAACTGATTGGTTCTTCTTCGCCTTTTTTCACTCGCACAACATGCTCGATGTTTTCTTTTAATTCTTCTAATTCGTAAATCATTTTTTCTTCGCTAATAGTGATTAGTTTTGCTTCACTAGGTGTTTGTTTCGAAACGGCTGCAATGAGAGGAAGAAAATTTTTGTCATATTGTTGGCGAAGCAGTTCACAATAAACTGCCATTTGTAACACGTAACCGAAGCGTTCAATGAAGTTTGCTTTTCTGTTTAAACGTTCATCCCATTTCTTCTCATGCATATCTTTGGTTGTTTTGATGTCTACAAAATACTTTTCTTCTAAATTTAAACAATCGATTTTCCCTTTCCACATTGCACCGCCAATTTCACCTGTGACGATCACTTCTTTTTCACCTTGATAAATATTTAAAAAGGCTTCTTCTTGTTTTAATCTTTCAATCATCTGCTCCGCAATTTGGAAATCTTTCAGTAGGCCAAACGGTTTTCTTGAAGAAAACATTTTGCTTTTGTTTTCTTCTTTGAATGCTTCATGAATTTCTGGTGATTCAAAGTAGGAATGAACATAATTACCAACAAGTAATGCTTTTGGATCACTCTCTGGTGTCCATTCACCTTTTAACTTGGCAAGAGCTGCAGCTTCACATTCTAGAAATTTTTTATATTGACTAACCGACATATAATGCAAGTCGGCTTCAGTTGAATAATAATTTTCGTCAGAAAGGATAATCGTCTTCTTCAATCGTTGAGACATCAGCTTCACTCTCTTTCTGATTGGTTTCATAACCAGCCATCACATCTAAAGTTTCCTGAACTGGTTCTTCTAAAATTTGGTCCGCCACTTTCGTTAAATCATCTTTTTCAATTGGTTTGGCTTGTTCAATATCGTTTTCTTGCTCAATAACTTTTTTATTGTTGGTAAATATTTTTTCTTCGAGTACCGCTGTTTGTTCTTCTCGCTCTGGTGTCACATCTTTTCGTTCGAATTCATTTTCGAGCGTGTCTTTAGCAGCTTGCACAAATAAATCATTATCGTTACTAGTGTTAATTAAATATTTAGCAGCTCGATTGATGACTGTTCTTTTTGCCATTTCTTCTGGGAAATCGTTTTGAACATTTTTTGTTTTTGCTTTACTCCATGATTTATCAATTTGTTTCTTTGTCATGACGGTTGTTACTTCTTTACCATTCGATAGTTTAATGACCACATAAGCAGCCTTGATGTCGTTGTCTAGGTTTTCGAAGGATGTTTCATGTTTAGCAACAACTAAGTCGGGGCCGTCCATAGCAATTTCAAATACATCGCCTTCTCTTACTACAACAGGCGTGATATCTGCCCCTCCTGTTACTCGATCTAATACAGCCATGGTTCCGAAATATGAGCGCATAAGCTGGACCTTATTTCCATATTTAATGAAATAGCATTGTTTCTTCGCAGGTGATAATCCTTGAATGACCATATCAAGCAAGGCGTTAGAAATAGATGTTTTAGTTTCTGGATTGTTAGCTGCCAACTGAAGAAGGTTCCCTCCTGAATTGTTGGTTAGTTCAAAGAAAGCACTTTTCAAAGCATTCTGTGGACTATAGCCTGGCGGCATTTCTAATCCTTGCTCTTGCAATCTATTTAAATTTCCGATGACTTGTTCATCTAAAGAGCGTTGTGTCATTTGTGTTAAATCGTTACTCATTGTCATTCTCCTCTTCTTCGTCATATTCCCATGTTGGCTCTAATGCTTCTTTTTCTTCTGGCGGCTCTTGTCTAGCTCCTAATGAATCAAATTCAGGCATTTTCACCACTCCCAGAATATTTTGGTTTTGTTTTCTTCAAGTTCAACGTGATCAAATCCTTCTGTTTCTAATTGAGATAAAAACGTTGATGTAAGACCTTTACTATTCACCACGCAACTTGTATTACCATTTGCTGCTGCAGTTCGAATTGATTGAATAATTCTATTTTGAGCATTCGCTAACATTAATTCGTAAACATCATCACTCAAACCTCTTACTTCAATCATTGCAGGTCACCCCGTAAAAATGCAGTTAGTAATTCATCCATAGATTTTTCATTTGCAGCATCTTCGGCTCTTTCTGCTACGTATTCTGGGCAATCACAAGATTCGCTTATGCTTAATTGCTCTTTTAGATCACCTAATAATTTTTGCAAGAGTATAGCTAACCCGATAACTGAACCACAAAACGCAGTACTTCCTTGGTCTGTTTCAAAATTTGCGGCACATAGAAGAAGTTCAACATTTTGTGCCTTACATTCTTTCTCAAGTTCAATAATCATTCTTTCAATTTTTCTATTCATGTGGTACACTCTCCTTGAATTTGATATTTGTAATTGACCTACTTTGATGGCCGTCGAAGTGGGTCTTTATTTGTTGTTCCATCTTTTCATTCCTCATCATCAGACATCTTTTTGTAAATTCTTTCATACAGAGTCAATTGTCTTTCAAGCTGATTTAATGTATAAACGCTATTGTGTTTACGTTGATTAGATTGCATAAATTGCAAATTATTCTTCAATACATCGATTTTTTCTAGTACTACTTCTTTAACCATTTCAGTTTCATGTTCATTCAAAACCGATTTAGTCTTAGTTTTCATATGTGGTGGTATAGCTTGTTGTCGAGTTGGTAAAACAGCTCCTGTCCTACTATCTTGAAATGTTGGTCGTGAGTTCATTTGTTGAATGGTTAAACTATTTATTCGGTTTTCAGCTTCACTTAATCGTTCACTAATTACCCAATTATGAAAACACAAGATAGCTAATGGAATTGCGACTATTCCTATTACGTCGAATACATTCATTTACTTCACCTCGCGATTCTGTTTCCTCTTGTAATGTTCACCAGCGTTATCGGCGATCCAACTATTAAATGAACATAATTCAATGACAAGGTTATAAGTCATCAACACCAGTGCATAAATCAGTAAAATCTTTCCGTCTGCTTTAGTGCCGATTAATAAACCCACTCCGAATATATATAATCCATAGGTTAACCTATTTAGGTTTCTGTACATTTTTTTCATTTTGTTTTTTATCGTCCTTTCCTTTAATAGTGTACGTATGCGTGATGCCTGTTTTACGTGTCATAACGTTACAATATGCTTGACCTAATAAATCAATATTTACTTGATCTGCCATTTTATTCACCTCACTTGATATTTAAGATTTTTTTGATTTTCTGAACTTGCTCTTCTGAACGTCTACGACCATGAAGAATATCTGACAAGTAAGGGCTTGAAATCCCCAGTTGTTTTGCTAACCAAGATTGGTTTTTGCCTGCACGAATTAGAGCTGCTCTAACATCAATCGCTAAGTCTTGTGACATATTTATTACTCACTCCCTTTTATTTTTAATTTGTAAG